GCAGGGTCAAAAATATAAAATAATTACATGTTCATTAATCGATGAAAAATACCACGAACTTTACAGCTTTATAACTAAAAATAGATTTGATGAATTTCGTTTATTAGATGTTGCTTACTGTGAAGATTGCCTTTATTGCTTTCTTTTCAGATCATTGAAGCAAAGTGATATCAACAATTTTTACAATAAATATGATAATGGTTATTTATTACTCCATTTAATAAGCCTCCTTTCCGATTTGCCTATCTATGATTCTAGAAATTATCGAGCAAATAAACCAGAGGAATGTTGCTACAAGTTAGATGATTTCAATGATGAACCAGCTACAATAGCTGCCAATCTGAGAACTGTTTTTGTTGAAAATCTGAAAGTATGGAATTCTTTATCTAATGATGAAATTTATTATAAGCTTCCTTGCATTATTAATTTTTATAAGTTAGTGAAATCAAAAATTGTAGATTTAGAGATGTTTGTTGATATTGAAGAAAACAATCAGCTTCGTGCAAATCTGATATATTTATCCAACGAAGTTATCTCTTTAAGACACGACATATTGGGTATATTCTTAAGCACATCCATGGATAATGATTATCATCATGTCAATAGGGGTTTGAAAACGGATCTCAGCTGTTATGGTATTTGTGGTATTGAGACTCAACAATCTCCAGACATAATATTAGTTGACAAAAATGATTTATATTCTCTTAATATATTTGAATGTTCTGTGGCTGAGGATGAAACAAAAATTTTGGGAACCAAAGGTCAAGGTGAAAGGAATAAATATCAATCAATTATAGAAAAATTGAAGACAACATTCAATGTTAAATACACAACTATTTATGTTTCAATAAGAGACAAAAATGAAACTTTGACTGTCACCTTAAACAATTACAATCGTGAAAATAGTTCTATAAAATTGTACAATGAATTCCTAAACTGTGTTTCAATGCCTGTTGTTATAAAGAATTTGTTTTCAATATCACTAATCAAAGCTTTTGAAATACCCAAATCAGTAAAGGAGGAGATAAATTGTTTAGAAAGCACTGTTGTAAATCATTTGAATTTAGTTAGAATACCTGCTAAAGATGCAACTTTAATATCTTATAAAACAGTCCCTTTCATAAAATATCTCTATGAAAATAAAAAGAAGGCAATGCTGAACACATTAGAGAGAACTAATAGACCAGATGAAAAATTCAAATTTGAAGTAACCACAAACAAAAAAGAAAATATAAATGCCACTTACAATCTGATCAAAAAGGAATACTCAGATGGTCTCAAATTAGAACAATGGATTCAGGCGATAGATAAAGACAACAGGAAGGTAATTTTTGACAATATAATTTTTGATAGAAGGAGCTCAAGTACTCACATAATGGCACAAACATTTTTGATAAATAAATCAAAAATAGTGTCATACTCAAGTAATACCAATTATTCCTACCTAACTTGTACCAAATCGAAAGTTTTGAAAGAGTTGACATTCCCTAAAGAAACAGAGCTGGAAAATACAAATTTGCCTTGCAGTTACGGTTACAAGTTGCCTGATCTTGATGAATTTATAATAGATCATAGACTTAAAATTAGAGACATTCTAAAAAATGATGACAGGAAATTTAATGATAAAGAAGTTCTGAATGGTGAAGCTTTTTCCAAAACTAAAATAACTGAAGTGATAGTTTCTAAATCTATAAATCAGATGGTTAAATCTTTTTCCAAAGATTATCTTCATAAAGTGGATCACATGAATTTCAGACCCAAAGTGGCTCCGTTGTTTGTTTACCCAATACCTGGAATAACTAGTTTAATTAAGAGTGATAAGCTGGAAAGCAATGATATAAGCTTTTTTAGAAGTCTTGACATTTCTTTGAATAATCCGATAACTCAAATCATAATAAATAAAGCATTGGACAATAGATATAATAAAACTTATTTCATTGATCCTAAAGACAGTCTAGAAAGAAAAGAGATAAAGAATAAAATATATAGAAGTAATATGTCGTTGAGAAATAAATTAGAGGAATTGGAATTGGGGAATGAATATAAGAAGAAGGTCAAGCTGGTCAAAGGAATTGATAAATACAAAACATATTCTGAAAATGTTGAAAATAAAGAATTAAAAGAATTATTCTTAGCTAGAAGCAAATTGGAAGAAGAAGATCGAGTTTTAGAAACCAAGATTAAAAAGTGCAAACTAGAGAAGAGTATAACTTCCAATATAATCTTGAGCAAGACAGAAATAGAAGATATAGCAAAATTGGAATATCAACACTTCAGGGCAAGAGGAGAAAAGTGTGATTACATTGAAATTTTCCCTGAAGACAGGATATCTTACACAGAAAATTTAATACCAAATCTATTGACTTATATATCGGCAAAAGTAGAAGGAAACAATTTGGATGATTCTCAAATATTTGATAAATTGACACCAGAAACAAAACAACTGGCAGATAGTTTGCATCAGCATTATAATGAATTCAATAAAACCAGATTGAGTTATATAAGCAAATTTGTGAGGAAATTCAATGAAACATTATTTTATTTTTCACAAATTAACACTAGATTTAATGTATTCTCAATAAGTAATTTGCAATTTGACAATATACTAATGATAGTTAGAGGTGGACAGAAAATAACAAGAACCTCAACAACTAAAGATTATAGAATAATGTTTCCCCTTGATTCTGAATTGTTTGAAATTTATAAAAATATAAAACCAACAAATTCAGAAATTATTGAATATCAGGGTCAATCTTACATGCTGACACCTTGGAGTAAATATTATCATGAAGTTTGTGACACAGGTTTGAATCTTTGGAATACCAATTGCATGAATTATGTGTGCAATTTAGATAATATAATAAGTGAGACTGGGACTAATATAGAGATAACAAATTATCACAAGAATTCACTATTGCCTTGCTTATTCACATTAACAAATTTCAGAGAATTGGAGTCATTGACTCACAATCTAAGGTACATAATGTGCATGTCTTTGAGTGAGTATGGCAACATATCTAAGATGTTGCCGGAATTTATAATTAAAACAACTAAACCTATTACAATGGCTGTAATGACTTCAATAATCATGAATTATGAAAATTATCACAAAAGTGTTCAATTGTTTAAACATACTTGTGAAAAGGTTAAGGATAACACTGAATCATTAAAAATTGCGCCAATATATAATTTTTTGACAAAACAAGAAATGGGAACAATAAGTGAATTGATGTCTCTTCTATATTGCTCTTTTTTAATGTCTAAAGGCAATTACAATCAGACTCTTGAACAAAAGAAAAATTGGAAGGAGATGCAAGGATTGATTGGAGAATGGAAGTGTCAATCTCCTGAACACACCGAAATATATGATAGACTCATGAAACAAGAGGATGTTTATGATGTTGTACATCCAAAAACCATTAAAGAGGAATCTTCAAATAATGCAAATAAGCGCAAAAAATTGCAATTGATTGAAGACAATTTGAAAACTCCAAATAAAAAAGAATCTGAAAAAATGGAGAAATTAAAGACTTTGATTAAGACAGAAATAGTGGATAAACCTAAAATAATTAAACCTGTCAAAACACTAGAACAAGTTTTAGCAACACAAGTCTCCAGCAGTGAATTGTATCTGATAAACACAAAAAACAATGGAAAGAATTATGTCAATGATAAATTTGCATTTTATTTGGGTGCCTTTGCCGCGTCTGACATGACAGAAAGAATAACGCTGTCGCAAATAGCAAAAAATTGGGCAACATCCACAGAAATGTCATTCACTCAATTAGTAAATTCCGCTGGGTTGAGATATAAAGGAAAAATGTTCTATGGTCACAAATCTCCGGAAGTTTTCAAAGCCTTTTGTGATGACAATCCTTCTTTAATAATAGATGATGAAAACTTCATGAATTATGCAAATTCCAAAGAACATGATGATATAAAGAGACAGAAATTTTATAAATGTTATGAGGATGAAAGCATTAAGATTTATTTCAAATTCGACTTTTTTATGAAGGATTTTGTTTTCCATGTAGTGGATAAGGAACAAAAAGGTGGTAATAGGCCTATAATGAATATGGATCTTTACACAAAAATGTCTCAATCCGTTATAGAAGATTTCATGGGTGAGCTTTGCAAATTGTATGATAATGAGTATATACACGTGTCAAGTGGCGTCAGGGCAAGTAAAATACATTCAAAAGTATTTATTGATGAGATGGAGGGAAACACCTTTTATGGTATTTATGACTGCACAAAATGGGCACCAAATTGGAACATCAATAAATGGATAACATTCCTAGTATCAATTAAACACATACTCCCACAACATTGTTATATAACAGTGATGTGGGTAATAAGTAAACTTTACACAAAGAAGATGTATGTCTCAAAGCATTTATTGAATCGGAAACTAACTTTAGAAGAATATTTATCTAATACATCAAAGTTCAATTTAAACAGCAGACAGCTTTCCAAACTACAAAAGGGTGAATCAGTGATAGTAACAGATGCAGAATTTAATTCTGGACCTGAAGCATTCATAGAAGATGATAATGGTTTCTATAAGAGAATGCCTTTCTCATTTGTAATGGGAATATTCAATAAATTCTCATCATTAATACATGCAATATCCCAAAAAGAATGTGAGACTACGATAGCTGAGGTTTATTATGAAGTGAGAAATCATAGCTTAAACATTATCACAGGTGCACATTCAGATGATGCTTTTGCAAGATATACAAGTGATGACTTGAATTGTGATATGGCAGCAAGGCTAACTGATGCACAACAGTATTCACACTTTCAAATGAATTTGATGCTTTCAAACAAAAAGAGCATGCTCTCCTCATCATTCTTCGAATATGTATCTTTATTTTATATAAATAAACAATTTGTCCCTCTTGCATCCAAATTTTATAACATAAGATATTCACCAAGTGATTTGGGTTATCCTAATGATATAATGGAGCCAATTTCAAAATGCATAGAATTAATGACAATGGGTCTACCTTTCAATCAAGCGTGGTTTGGATTGGAGCTTTCTGCCGAAAGAGTAAGGAGATGGTACAAAGTACCTAAAAAGACAAACAAACCTCTTTATGCCCTGGCATCACCTGGATGTCATCCTCTTAAATATTTATTATTTGGAAGCAGGGCTGATGATGCAAGATTGTTAAATAATGATAAAAATCAATATTGTTATGACTTAACTTTACTTCTAGCATTAGGCTATCATCAACCTGAGGGAAAGGCTTCTTTATCCTACAAGTTTTCAAAAAAGTATGGTGGTAAGCCACAAATAAGTGAATTATCAACAGAATTAGCTAACAGATACGAAAAAAGTCTTAACTATTTGAAAGAAAATGATATAGATCTTTCCAGCATAAACAACACATCAGGTGGTTTGTATTTAATTAAATTGGCACAGCAATTGCAATCAACAAGTTTTAGATATTCATTATCTTATGAAAGTGATGTCAAGAGGCTTGCAAGATTAATAAATGAAAGAAATGTACCATGCATTGAAACAAACTTTGGAAATCTAAAATTCCAAGAATTACAAGATATCCTTCAAGCTTTTGAAGATTGTGCTGAAAGCACGGAATCGATAATAACAATCTTAGGTCTAGAAGGCTTTAAATCATTTGAAGAAAATATGAAAAAAGTTGAGCTAGACAAACAGTTATACAATCTTTCATTAAAAAATCTCCTAAATTATGATCTATTGATAAGTGATATATTGCCGAGAAACTCCAACAGAACATTCAATAGAAACACATGCAAACCCACTCATGTTTCAATGAAATTAAATTTGTTAACAAAGCAGCAAATAATGAATCCTGATCAATTGATGATGTGGAAAAACAATAAGGCTGTTTGGTTGTTAAAAGATAGGAGAGATTTAACAACTATATGGAAAACTCTTGAAGCAGAGTTGGATAAAGAAAGCTTTAGTTTGCAAGAGTTGAGCAACGATCAGATAAAATCATTTCTGAAAAGAATGATGGATGAAAGTTTAATTGACAAAAGATTTTACTCTTATGCAGATTCACAACACAGAGCAATAAGGGAATCAGAGGATTTAATACACTTAATACAGACTAATTCATTTCCGAAACAAGATATAGTAATAACCGAAGAAGATGAGCTAAGACATACAAAACATATAAATAGGATGACACAGAATTGGAGTTTCATGCTTTATATGATGAGTGAAACACTTTACAACAACAAAATACACAATCTCGATATAATTGATGAAAGTTATGATGAGCTAACTATAACACAAAAGAAATGGTTAGAGGATGTTTATAAAATGTATAAATTCAAATTAACTTCAATATTCAACACATTTGAAGATAAACAGGTGTTAGAAAAATCTGCATTTTACAAAAGCTTTGAACGATCCAACATCAGTAAATATCCCAATTCAATATCAAACATGAGCAATTATCATGTGTGGATTATAAGGCAAGATTATAACAAATCTTCAATGAAATACTGGGGTCCTGGAAGAGCACTTATCAATATAAGTGGTTACAATTTAGAGATGAATCTAACAAGCAATATTGTTGATAATATAGTAACACCTTCTGTAATAATAAAGAAATTTGATAAAGAAGAATCTACAATGTTACGAAGTGTTTTATCATATGGTGATAATTTTGGATTTGATAATACTAAATTGAGGTCAGATTTGCTTTTTGGATTGGATTTTTCAAACGATTTGTCTATAGATATACACGACAATGTCAAGTTGGGTGCACCTTGTTTTATTAAAAGTATCTCAAACTTCGATGAATGCAATTTTTGGATAAATGATGAACAAAAATTAGGAAGATTCGAATTCAAGCATCAAGGTAAACATTATTCAGGCAATCTTAATACTATAGCTCTGTTTAATGAGTATCAAATGAAAAATCATAGAAATTTCAACATGCTAAATAAAAAGAATTATTCAATTATAATAAACAAAGTTCTCAAAGGAGGGGAATTACCAATCGAAGCCGAAATGGTGGGAAATCCAATAGCATTAAGTAAAGATTGGAAAAACAATCATGTAACAAAAATAGCAAAAAGTTTCTGTAAAGAATATAGAGATGTCATCTCAAGAGCAAAAGACCAGGAAAATGAATTAAATTCGTCTTCAATAAAAGAATTGAATTCTCTAAAAAATATCAGAGAAGCTGCATTCGATGATTTTGATTTCGATAAAGTTGAAGAGATAGATGATAAGATAAGTAAATTAAAGAAAAATGTTTCTCAAAATAAGTTGGAAATAAAAGATCCTCAAATAATAAATAAATTAAATCTTTACAATTACTGTAAAGATAATAAATTTACTTATAGGGAATTAAGCACATTGAACATACCAGATTTTATAAAGAACAATATTAACACAGACACACTAGACAGCAGGCAATATAATTCACTTCTTAACCTTTTGAATTCAAATCCTGTTGAATCCATATTGAATGTTCTTTCAACACACGGAAGCCTTAACACCAAAGCACTCATAAATCTACTGTTAAACATTGATCAAAAAGATTTAATAAAATATAAACATTCACTTCAGACATTAATGGAAACTAATGAGAAAACCATAACGACAATTGAGGATTGGCTTATAGGGAATCTAAGTTCATTTATAGAACATTTCGCGAAAAGTTTTGGACTTTACATAAATAATGTCAATTTGCCTGTAGAATTACCAGTTTTCATGAGTACTGAGCATAGTGGTTGTTTCATCAAGCAATTAATATATATGGCATATAAAGAGAAGAGATATACATACTTTAATAACAAAAGAAATAATCTGCATACAACAATATTAGATGTTTTGTTGACAACATGGCTAGACACAAAAAATTTAAAATATGAAGATTTCACAATAAACACAGAGCAATACAAAAAGCTGTTATCATTCTTTTTATTGAATAGAAGCAATTTAATGATAACTGATTTCAATATACAGACAGAAACAGATATAAAAGAGGAGCATTTGAAATTAGAAAATTTGAAGACAAGAATAAACAATATAAGCATTAGAAAAATTGCTCATATTGAAAAAGTGGAGTTAATGATAGGGCAACTTCCTAAAGATTTCCCAGAAGTCTTTAAAAAATATATACGATTTGACAGTGATGAAGAGAGCTTGGAAAGCACGGTGTTAAAATGGTTGAGTGTGCATTCAAGACAGCCTGATTTTATAAATTACATGCAAAGCAAAATACCTGGATTTAAAGTCAGTTTGATGGCTAAAGAATTCAAATTTAATCATTTGCCAGTTAACATACTTGGTGATAAAAAAGAGATGAAGAGATCATTAATAATAAACAAATTCAATAATATAATCAGCTTAGATTCAGGTGTGTTAGACATGTTCGAAGAATATTACAATTTCAAAGATATAGAAGGTAAAGATGGATTCAAACTGGCATGGGCGGATCATTTTGATTGGGATGTCATTTACAAGGGAAAATTAGGTTATGCCTATATGAAAGGGGACAAATTGATAAAATTAAGAAATGAAAACAATAATGACTGCTCCTTTGTTAAAGTCATGGAAGAAAACAGTTTCTTAATGAACATACTAGGTGATTACAAAACATTAGAGGAGTGTGCTGTAGATAATGAAATACCTTGTTTTGAAGTTAAATGGTTTAGGGAATTGATCGAAATGAGTAATGTGCATGTGATAATAAATGAAGAAACCATTGACAATGAAACAATTGAATTGAAGGATAAATGCTCACCTCAATGCACTATAGTGACCACAACCTTATTAAACAACAATGAAATGAATAATCTAAGTCTTAAAGGTTACTTTGAAAAAATCTTAACTTTCAAGAGTTGTTCAAGAATTGTTTATGAAGATATGAAGAGCAAAACCAAGTTTTCAACCATTTTCTGGTCAAAATACCTATATTCAGATGAACCAGTCATAATGATGAATAATTACAAACAACTTGATAGTAAATACAATTATGATATACAGAATTTCATAGATTCTTTCGTAGAAATGCTAATCACGACAAATGACATGTCAGATAAAATTGAAGATAAGATTATTATAAATGAATCAACTCCAGAAACTATTATAATGGATGAAAATGAAATAGATCAAGAATTGAACAACATGATGATAAATCTGGAATTCATAGACCAAATAAAAATAGAAATAATGAAATCGAAGTTTGAATCTAAATTGAGTTTGTTGAATACTTTAAGAGAATTAACAGCTATAGAGAAATCAAATGTAGATAGCAGAAATCTGATTGAAATACTCATAGAAAGTACGAACACACTCAAGAGTTTTGGTAAAAGTGTGGATGAAACTGTAAATAAATCTCGAGTTGATGGCACATCAGAGTATTGGACCAAAGTAAAAATCCTCAATATACTAGAAAATAGATCAAGCATAACAGCCACAAATTATTCATTATCAAAAACCGAAGAAATACATTCACATTTAGTGGCTTTCTTTCCCAACTCTTATGAAAATTTAGCAAATGGTAAAATTTTATTATTAAATTATGATAAAGAAAATTTGATGAATAAAATAAAAGATAAGAATTTACCAATAGAATTAACTCAGATATTGATGCATATATTTACTATAAGCGTTACAGACAATGTCAAAGCTAAAACACTTGCAGGAATTGATATAGATAATTTTATAAGCAATTATTGCTCTATAAAGAGAGATGAACAAGATATTCTGGCAGAATTATTCGGGATATTGGATGAGAAGCAGCAGAGGAGTGATGATGAAGCTGAAGGTAAAAAATATGTTGAAGATAGTCTTTATGATGATGAAGAAGCTGAAGGTAGAAAAGTTGCTGGAGATAGTCTTTATGATGATGAAGAAATCGTTGAGGAAATGGATGATGAAAAACAGGGAAATGATAATGATGAAGAATTGAATGATAAAAAAGTTGAGGAAACCTGTAAACAGGCTTAATCTTAATCTTATCAAGAGATTGGGAAATTGAAAGGATAAATTGGTAATTATATAATGTAATTACATAATTTAAAGAAAAGAAATTTAATTGTTTTTTTG